ATAATTTTTCCGATGAACTGCAAAAGCATCAGGCCTTTGGGCTGCTGCTGGCGTTACTGCATGACGGGGTGGCTGGGCCGCTACTTATTGAGCGCAACGTCAATCTTACGGAGCAGGTGCGGCAGTTTATCATGATGTCCCCCGCCCGGGCATGGACCGCGCAGGACGTTGCCAGTCGCCTGGCGGTCAGCGTGCCTACCCTGCGCCGACGACTGCGCGAAGAGTCCCACAGCTTTCGCCAGATTGTGGAGGAGGTGCGCATGGCAGTTGCGCTGTCTCAGTTACAGTCAACCCGCCTGCCTGTCGGGGAGATTGCCTTGCAGTGCGGGTACCTTTCCAGTTCGCGCTTTACCGCCCGTTTCCGCCAGCATTACGGCTGCTTACCCAAAACCTTACGCTAATCGCCCGGCCATAATTTGCTATTATTTTGTTCAGGGTCAGGCACGAATAAGGGGAAGAAAAATGGCAAAAGTCTGCACGATCGCGTGGGTACAAATGATAGTATTAATACATACCAGTACTCAAGGATGTAGCAAAAGTGACCAAAACATATATCTATACACGAGTATCGACTTTACAGCAAATCGATGGTTTTGGAATTGATAGGCAAATCAATACGTTAATGGATTTTCTTGAGAATGCAGTGTTACCAAACGAACTTGGCTATCAGTTAGATCCACAGAACTATGAAATACTGGATTCTGACGAGTGATTAAGTGGTTACAAAGGGCACAACTTCACAAAGGGGTCCCTCGGAAAATTCAAAAAACGAGTAGCTAACGGAGAGATAACATCGGGATGCTTACTGATTGAATCCGTTGACCGTTTTTCCAGGCGGCAAGGCTATGACGCAATAGATGAATTTACATTCCTGCTCAAGCGTAATATCGATATTATCGAAGTCGAAACGGAGCAAATATTCAGCTATAGGCTTGATCACAAGCTAACACAACTATCGACAAGCATTGAAAGGGCGTATCAGGAGAGTAAACGAAAATCGAGAATGATCACCAAAAGCTGGGCGAATTTGAAACGCAAAGCCGTTGATGAAGGTATTGCACTAAAACGTAATGTACCGTACTGGCTGGTAGTTGATGGTGATAATTACAAACTGAATATGCTTGAAGTCGAGCGTATCAGAACTATATTCGATGATTACGCTAATGGTAAGGGTGTTACCGCTATTGTTCGCGACTTAAACAAAGTTGGTGGTAAGTACGATAAGAAAGCATTCAGTACTACATTCATAAATGCAATGCTCAGAGATCGGCGATTGATTGGTTGGTTGAGTGGGAAGCGTAAAAAAAATGAGTCAAAAGCGGATTGGAAATTAAGAGAGATAAAGATTTATCCAGAAATTATCGATGTTAATCTATTTGAATTAATCCAACGGAAAATTGATGCTAATGCTGTAACAAAGAAGGTAAGAACTTCATCGAAACAAATATCATTATTCAATGGTGTGGCAAGGTGTGGGGTTTGTAATGAGCCTTTAGTAGGTCACTTTACCGAAAAAGGGGATTATTTGCGTTGCTTAGGTAAACGCTCAAAATTAGGTATCTGCAGTAGTAGCTTGATTCGTTATAAAGAATGTGAGGTTGCAGTAATCAATTATGTTAAAAATATAGATTTTAGAACAATATATGGCAATAATGAAAACAATACGCCTGCAATAAGTTTGCTGCAACAAAAAATGATGATTGTTACGGCAGAAATAGATGAAATTGAAACTTTACTGAATACGTCTGATAGTACAGCGGAAATTGTTTCGTTAACTAAAGCGAGACGAGAGAGGGTAAAGGAAAAGGATAAAATTAATAATGAATTATCAGAACTAATGCGGAATATTAATGTAAGTAATGATGATTTTAATATGGATTTAGATTCAATCTGCAACCACAGCAATGTAGAATTGCGTGAGAAATTCAATAACGCATTAAAGAAATTATTAAAATCAATAAAAATAATCCAGCATAATGGGAGTGATGATAAAATCCTTATTATTAAATTTGAATATCACACTGACTATACCATGCATTGTGTTGCATTGAATTTAGATGGTAGTTTGATTGCATACAGTTACATCGAAGACAAAGGCGAGTTGTGTCTAAGATCATCCTGCATGGATGTTAATTTCAAAACAGGCGAAATTACTACAAAACATGCACCGAACAATATCGAAAAACAACTATTAGAATTAACACTAAAGAATGTTCGTCAAGTGCTGATGGGTTTTGACAAAACTTTGAACATACCTGATATCATTTAGTACTACTACTTTAAAGTACTACAAATTAGCCTCGCAAATGCGGGGCTTTTTTACGTCATTTGGAGCCATTTTTGAAGGTGATTTACTAAATACTTATGAACAGAAATGTAGTATTGAGTACTGTTTTTCAGAAGTTGATAAATAACTATGAAGGTATAGAAAATAATTTCTGAAACGTTTTTGAAACGCAACCTATACTTAAATTAGCAGTACAGAAGTATCATCCAAACTTGAAAAGATGAATATAACCCAGTGAAATGCTGGGGTATTTTTACGCTCAAAATCTGGAATTAAGAAATCATAATAACAAGAGGTAATCATGAAAGATAAGAAAACAGGGATAGTAACAGTCCGTTTAACAGAGTTACAAATGCAGTACCTACAAGGTTTAGTTGATAGTGGTGTTACACCAAAAGGTTTACCCGCAGCTATACAACATATTATTAATCAAATGATCATTTTAGGAAAATAGGAGGTAAGTTATGGGGTTTTATTATGATGGTACGGTAGGATTACCGGATGCAAGAAGAATTGATGAAGTTCTTCTACGAAAGAATGGAAGTGATAGCTATACATTCAAGTATATTCCAACTGGTGAAACCCATGAAAACATATCATGGGTAACAATAATATATTACATCAATGCTAACTGGTCAGGTTTAGGTAATGAAGGTATTACGAAGGAATGTGAGGTGCTTATAAAGGAGATGGTTGATTCACAACAGAAACCATTATTACCACCAGATGAACGTGTTATACAGTAAATATACTTATTAATCAGAACAAAAAAGCACTGCCGGACGCAGTGCTTTTCAACAACAAAAAGGAATTTTTATGAATTACAATACTATTTATCAAGATTTGAAAATGAATGTTACGTACTTTCAGAACCGTTTTGCATCAGACAGTGCAGAACTAAAACAGAAAGCAGTAGCCGCAGGACGTACAGTAGCCTTAACTGAACATACAGAATTTGACTGGCCTGTATTCGTTAATGAAGTACTGGATCGTTCTCAGTGGGCTACATTCACTGCAAACAATGCAGAAGAGTACAACAACGCTAAAGCACGATTTGATGCAGTTGTATTTGCACAGATGATTGAAGGTGTTGCCCGTAGTTCTAAAAATGTAATTGCACATCACGCCGTAGTACTGGATATCGATGATGGTATTACTGTTAAAGAAGTACAAGAAGATTTAAGCCAGTACGAATACGTACTGTATAGTTCTGGTGGTACTGGTATCAAAACTGGTGAACGTTTCCGTGTAATACTTCCACTTGCTAAAACACTAAGTGCTGATGAGTGGTCTGAATGGTCTGAATCGTTAAAGAATCGTTTTCATTACTCTGACGAGTCGTTTAGTAAGTCTTTACAGATACAGTACTTACCGCATTTAAACACGGTACACGCAGATAAGTTTATAAGTTACCACAATGCAGGCCGTCTATTAGATGTAATGGCTGATGTGCAGCACGTAGAACCAGCAGCACAGTACATCAATCCTGTAGTGCCTGTTACTTACCAGTTTAGTGATACTGAACATCAAGATTTACTCGAAGCCATTATTAATCATAATGATGGTCAGCTTGAGTACGAGGAACGCCGCATTCTTGGTAATCGCCTGGCAGCACTGGGTGTTAACCATTACGACATGGTGCGGGTACTGGATCGTGTAGGGCGTAGTGGGGCTACACATACAGGTGCAGAGATTGCTGCAATGGCTAATGCTTCATATGGTCATATTGCAGGGTTACGTAAGAACTTACCAGCAGGCTATAAACTACCGATGCCAGTAATTAAACCACAGTACATTAGCGTTAAGCCGGTAATCACTGAACAAACACAATACGATTACGAGATCATGTTAAACGGTGATCAGTACCTATCAGACGTGGCTGATAAGTTCAAAGTACTTAACGGTGTTAACTTGCTTATCTGTGATTGTGGTGTAGGAAAGTCATGGTACTGGTCTAAACGTACTGATGTGATTATGGTTGCCCCATTACTTAGTATCGTTAAACAGAATACTCGCAAAGGTGCAGAGTTCAATAATATCCATGACGGTGTTAGTACTTACCATCAGATTGAAAAAATTCTGAATGACACAGACAACCACGACAAATATAAAAATATGATATTAGTGATTGACGAGGCTCACGGTCTATATCTTGACTCTTACCGTGATAATGTAAATCAGCTTGTTCATAAATGTTTTGGACTATTCAAATCTGTAGTGTTAATGTCAGGTACTATTCGCCGTGAATACTTCTGTAATCTGGACGTAATTAATACTGTACGAGTACGTAAGGTTCAACCATTTGAGAAAGTACTAACCCGTATTCAGTGTGAAGGGGATGTAGTAGGTACTGCAATTAAACGCATTAATGAGCGTCAACGTAAAAACAAGATGGTTATTCTGTTAAATGACAAAGACGATATTAAAGTAGTACGTTCTAAATTAATTGATATTCGCAGTCTTGAATATACGGCAGATACTAAAGACACCGCAGAAGTACAGGTATTTCTGAACAGTTCTGTGTTAGGTGATTATGATTGTCTGATTGGTACTAACAGTATCGTAGAAGGTCTAAATATTAATGATGTACTACAGAACTGTGAAGTACACGTAATCGGTGATTGCACACCAGAACGTATTGAACAGGTAACAAACCGTTGGCGTAAGTGTACTGGTACTATCCGTACCTACCACTACACACCGTCGGTACTGGTAAGTGGTGATCTGCCAGAGATGGACAGGGAGATCACAGCACAGGATTATGTTGATGTTGGTACTGATTCTGCAAACGTGATGAACCGTTACATTCAACTTTTAGGCGATAAGCAGCGTAAGAAGTACGTGAACACTTACCGTAATGAAAACCGTATGGAAAACGTGTACTGGAACGATGAAACGAAACAGTTTGAAGTGTCTTTTATCAAGATTGATTACCAAATGGCTAACAACCGGTTTGAATGTAGTAAGGCCAATTTCAACCGTTACGCACAGGAGCTAACAGAGTACGGTTTCAAGTTCACGGTTCCACAACGTGCAGTACGCTATGCAGAAGTAGCAGAAGAACGTGCAGCCGTTGCACAGGATAAGAAGGAGCAGTACCGGGCAACTATCGACCTGGTGATCAGTCAGGTACATGATCGTGGTTGGGTAGTGGATAACGACACACCAGAAGCACAGGTACAGCGTGAGTTCGTAGAAGGATTCATTAAGCGTGGTCTGAAACGTACCGATGTGGTGGAGTACTTAGAACGCCTCAAGGCCAACAAAGAGTACTGGCAGTACCTTAACGTTGATATTCGTAATGCACGTAACGGTAATAGTGTTACTGAAATGATTATCCGTGAATTGCCTAACCACTTAGTGACGTATGGTAAGAATAAAAAGCAGGGGTTAACTGTTCAGGGTAAACGTGAACTGGCAGAAAAAATCGTTCGTTTTGTACTGGTAGAGCGGTTCAATGGGGATGTGTTGCAAATGCGTTTAGGTGGATGGTTGTCATTAATGAGAAATGATCCACCAGAAGACAGTAAACCCTTTAATAATAGTAGTTCTGGTGGATCATTCTTGAACAGCAAAGACCAAACACCAGACGAAGTACTGAACCGCTATATCACACTCGGTAAATCAGAACGCTCTCGCATTAATGGAAGTGTAGAACGCCTTACCCCAGTGAAGTACTTAAGCCTTACTGGTTTTGAATTTGATAGTGTGAATGATCAGAGTACTAATTTAGCAGAAGTGATCAGACCTAAGAAGCAAGCTGTAGTAGTGAATGAAGAACCTATAGTAGTACCAGCAGCAGTAATCACACAGTCACAACAACAATCAAAACTAAAGAGCAGTATTTTGAATCGAAGGATGATTTAAAGAGTAGGGGGCACAATGCCCCTTTGGATTATCAAGGAAGTGCTATACAGTGGCGTGTTTGGTTTATCGATAGCTCGCCTCAGATCTTTTTATGGTGACATTATGATGAATTTTATTTATTTGAAGAAAATCTTTAATGTCAGTTTCATTGAATCTGTTCTTAGGACCAAGAATCACTTCCTTAATACTGTTGATCGGTAATGAGAATTCGTAATAAGAGCAAAGATTTTGATTTGAGATGCGATAATTTTTACTCGCTAAGAAACTCTTAAATTCTTTATTTTCTTTATCTTGTAAGTTATGCATGGTTGGCATGTTGTTATAAACTAATCTTACTTCCTTTTCTTCAGCAAAAGAAGGGCTTTTAGTATGTATGCACATATGTAAAATACCAGATATCAGACCAACAATTTGTTCTTTAATTGAATTGTCTATTTTTCCAAAATCTCTGTCTTTCGATGAATAAAAATCATTAATAACTTCGTTGGAATTGAGTGCTTTTATAATTATTTCTCGGATTTCATTTTTACTAAAGTAATGAACTTTGTTAAGGAAAAAGCTATTTTTAATAAATTTGTTTTGAAACATCATCCGATTATAGTTTACACCCAATTTTTCAGGATAAAAACCAATTGATATACCCTGCCCATCTTGAGCATAACCTCTCCATTGGCTCAATATATCACCATCTTCTGACAGGCAACACATATAGCCTCTTGTTATATCGAGATTGTCAAGAACATCTTTGTGAATCCTTTTATATTCATCTTCATTCAGTTCGTCAGAAATTATTTCTTCAAAAACCTCTAAGAACCATTTCATTTCTTTGAAATCATTCATATGCTCAATGTCACTCAGCCATAATTTCTTATGTTTGATAATATTAATAAATGTATCAGCACTGCAATAGTGATAAACGGTATCCATTATAACTCCTGAAAAATTTTAATATAACAGCTAAATACTTTCTCATATCTCGAGCTTTTAAAATCTAAAATGTTCTGTAAAAATTGCGATTGCTGTTAATTGTTACTTGTAGTTAATAACATTCGAAAAATAGCTATTGTTCATTTAGCAGTAAAGTAGTGTGAAAAAGATTTGTTATTAAAATCCCTATATAAAGAATCAAGCACATGGCTTTGTTCACGCGTTTTTTTTAACGCTTTCATATACTCATCGTAGTAAATCGTGGTGTTATTATCTTCATTATTGTGAATGTTTATCAGAACATTGTTACCTATATCAAAAGTACTTACCATTGAACCATAAAATACATTTATGTTTTTAAGTATTTCATAAATTGACTTCACTTGGCATCGTTCAATTGGCCATCTTTTAAATTGTTCATACTCTTGCTTTAGTTTTATAATGCTTTGGCTTTTAGAATAATAATAACTAACAAGGTTATCATTGCTTTGGTAGACGGAAATATCAAATCTAATTATACCTTTATGTACTGCTGTAATATTTTCATGTAACTCGTCAGTTTTGTGTAAACAGCCGTTAATCTCATCTATCTCTGCATCGATTTTAGATAAAAACTCAGCAGCCTTATTAAAAGCAGTGGCATATGACAAATTAGAGAACCAACGCTTAGCTTGCAATGCTGCGTAAACCGCAGCTCCAGCCATCAGAGCGTTTGAAAAAGCACTGATCCAGTCAGTAACCATCTTTCCGCCATCGTTGAACACGGCTTTAAGTAAGGTCAACGTCCCAATTATGCATAAGGCACTTACCGAACCAATTAGAATTTTATTAATTTTATTCACTGATAATCCATCTATTCTGTAATTGAAATCTGTTAGTACTTAACGGTACACTATGATTACCCTGTTCAGTACCTTTTGGGGTTTGTTAAGTTTGTCGGTACTGTTCAGGGTAATTAGTTGTGCTGTTAAGCAATGCATCTTCACCGATGCATATTTTGAAATACTAACGAATTTTCCAGACTCTAATAATTTCTTCAGCGGCTAATAGTTTTAGTGTTACTAAATCTTCACTGGATTTACTGCTACTACAAGATGTAATGAATCTACTAATCTCATCCATATCAATGCTGCAAGTGGGGTAATTAGTATCCATATGTTTAGTACCATTTGTCACATCTATTCTGTCAAAGAATGGTTTAGCTTCATTTGTGATGGCATAACCATATTTTTTTTCAAAAGAAACTGCGTTAGAATTTTGATACATATCAACAGCATGTGAAAAGTTAGCATCTAAGTATAAGCGTGCTGCAACAGCAGAAGCATCAAAACTGTTAAAGATTTTGGTATCAAGGAAGCTGATAATTTTTTGCAAGTTTGTGTTTGATGGTGGTATTTCTACACCTCCATTCCACATATCCCTAATAAGTTCACTCGTCGCAGTCTTTTGAGATGTGAAGCTCAAATTATTCTGTTCTAAGATAGCAGTGAATTTTAAAATCACTACGCGGAAGAACTCCTCACTTTTAAATAATTGGTCTAAGTAACTGACTGGTACTCCCAGTTTGAAACTAATACTTCTAACCACACCAATAAACTCATGACGTTTATCATCGTTATTGATCCAGGTCGGATGATAAAGGTCTTTAGTTTCGGTTAACTCTCTTTTAGCACGAGAAACTACTGCATAATACCTTCTCGACTTTGCTTTATTGTAACCGCCAATAATTACATAGCCTAACCATGCAATAATAAGTAAACCTATAAATTCCATATCTATCCCGCTGTGTAATGTCTAATTATTAATTTCAATTTGAATAGTTTGCAATGTTAGAATTGCAACTTAATATACAAAACATTATGACATTATGACATTATGACATTATGATTAGAATTGATGGAAAGGATATTTTTATCCCTACCAAAATTGGTGGGGAGATGCAATTTCGAAAACCTTTATCAAACGCTCGTGTTCCTATAGGTCTTTCATACATAACTTCACTCCAGTAACAAACCGTCGCTTACTTTTCATTGCTTTGAAACGTTGGAAAGTACTAATGATTGAAACTTCGTACCCATCCTTGTTACCCATAATGCAATCCTCAAATACTGTGCATGTATACAGTATTGCAGACACAGATAAGAAGATCCAGACTGGCCTGACTAAAAGCAATAACATTAGGAAGTGTATGAAAATTGTACAGAATGTAGCAAGTGATACTCTCGCATTTGAAGCATTATCCGATGATGAAAGCATTCTGCTAACACATAAAGCATTAGATCTAATTTTGAAATTTGAGCAAGGAATAGAAGAAACAACCGCATCCGATTTGGGGAAGGCATGTTGCCTTTTGATGACAGTGTTAAAAGACTTTATGAATGATGAGTACTGGCAAACAGTACAGGAGCTTTATTCCGGCGTAAACCATACATTTTATAAAGATGAAATCGTAGCAATTCGTGATTACTATTTAGAACACATTATAGAACAACCTGTATCGCATTCTGCACAGCGTTAATTAACATAACGCATGGATGCGTTTAATTCGTTATAACTTCATACAGAGCGATAGAGGCACGTTTGAAAGGTACTCGGCAGGTACACTCCATCGGGAGTGTTCGGCAGGCCGATCTTTTGTACGTGTATACGTTTTTTTAACCATCGCGTACCGCATAGTACCGCTACTGATAAATACCAGTACAAGGAATCAAGTACTGGAGAAATCAGGATGGCAATTAACAAATATGAATACGGCAGGCGATACGGTGTTAACGAAAGTACTGTCAGGGGATGGATTGATCGCGGTATGCCACAAGAAACCGATGCAGAAGCTACCGCCTGGATTGTAGAGAACGTACTTAAACCTCTCAGGGATACCGATACCAAAGAGCAGATTGAAAAGGCCAGATTACGTAAGTTAATCGCAGAAGCAGAACAGGCCGAAACAGAATTAGATCGACAACGTGAACTATTTATACCATCCGATGAAGTACAAAAAGAACTAACCGCATTTTTCAAAACCTTCCGTGATTACTTCCGTACTCTACCTAACAAAATCTACCATGAAGTATTTGAACAAGATTCAGCTTTAAAAGTAAAGCGAGTACTACAACAACGGATTGATGAATTACTAACAGAAATTGCAGATATGAAGTACGAGGATAAACAAGGCAAGCAAGGAACGGATTCCGAAGATGAAAACAAACCGAACGATGAAAGTACTTAAACGTGCTATTAAGATATTAAAACCACCTAAGAAATATAAACCCTCAGAATGGGCAGAGAAACATTTAGTACTTCCCGATGGTGCAGCAGCCGGACAGAAGATAAAGCTATATTCCTTTCAGAAAGAAATGTTAGACATCATTGATGATGATCGATACCGCAAAGTTGTTTACAAAAGCAGTGCTCAAATAGCCAAAACGACATTATTAAATTCGGCAGTATTTTACTGGATGGCTACTGATAGTTCTAATATAGGTATTGCACAGTCAAGCCTGTCAGAATTAAAACAGTGGAAGAGTTCCAAAATTGATAAGACGATTGAAGTTGTCCCAGTACTGGCAGAATTAGTTACAGACAAAAACGACAAAACAAAAGCAAATAACCAGCAGCAGACTGAATTAAAAGATGGTACTTTTTTGTACTTTATGACTCTGGGATCTGCAAAAGCATTACGTGGTAAAACACTTAAACGAATAGTACTTGATGAAGTATCGGCAATTGATCAGAACTCAGAAGAAGGAAACCCGATACGCCTTGCAGAACAACGTGCAACGGATTTCGGCCAGGAAGCAAAAATATTAATTTCAAGTACTCCTACATTCTCAGGTGATGCAATCGATGTTGAGTATCAGAACAGTGATCAACGCGAGTACTTTGTAAAATGCATTCACTGCAAACATGAGCATACTTTGAAGTGGGAAAATGTAAAATTCGAATGGAAGAAGAATGGCAAGCGTAATATACCAGATTCCAGTACTGCAAAGTTACTTTGTCCAGAGTGTCAGGAAGAGATAACAGAATCACAGCGTATAAAAATGGTTAGTACTGGTAGATGGATCGCACAGAATCCAGAAGTAACCGATACAGCAGGTTTTTATATTAATCGTCTATATTCACCGAACAGTACTATTCAGGCTATTGCCAAAGAATTCGAATTAGCGTGGTACGAATATAACTATCAGTCATTCTATAATACCGTTTTAGGTTTACATTATTCAGACCTTCAAGAAGATATCGACGATTTAGCATTAGAGAATTTACGTGATGATACTTTTGATTTATCGAATATACCTGATTCAGTACTGGGTATCGTTATTGGTTGCGATCAGCAATTAGATCGTATCGAGAGTCAGATTTTAGGTTTCAACGAAAATGAATTATTCGTTTTAGGGTATCGATACTTCTACAGTCCTAACTGTGAGATCAAGGGTGCTAAAGCCTATACCGACCTTGCAGCATTCTGTAATCAGAAGTTCAAGACAGTATCCGGGCGTGAAGTACCAAATCTTAAGGTGGGGCTTGATGGCGGCAACGGTAGAGCGATGCAAACGGTACATAGTTTCTGTCAGCAGTACAAAAAGTTTGAAATGATAAAGGGATCATCCAGTACTACAGGTGACTTGTTTAAACGTAGTACTACCGATGGAAGACAGTACTACATGCTGAACGTACATGAGGGTAAGACCTGGGTACGTAGCCTACTTAACAACGCTGTAGCAGGTAAAACAGATGCACCACTAACCATACGTTTTGCCCACGATCTACCTGAAGAATATTTTGAGCAAGTTACGGCTGAGAACTTAGAACGTACTGGCAATGGTGTTAGATGGAGACTAATTACAGGCCGTCGAAACGAAGCATTAGATACATTGGTCTATTCATTATGCATGATGAAACTGGCACTCAGTAAATTAGGTGGTCAACCATTTAAGAAATTACGAGAGTACCGAAGTACTAAAAGACAAGAAATAGAACCAGATAATACACCTGCCGAACAGCCTACCGAAACCAGAAATAAAAGTACTAAATATACTAAACCAGCAAACAAAACCAGCATTGGTAAATCATGGTTCGGATAGGGATAAATAAAAATGAAAGAAACAATCTATATCGGTGAAGTACTCAATGAAGTACTACAGCCTAACATGACAATTAAAATCGGGAATAGTACTAATACGTTATTCACACACAGCACACAGGATGAAACTGAATCAGTAGCTATTGATACCTCAGAATGGCGATCAGGCTATTACTCAGTTGTATATAACAATAATGGTGAACTAACGATTAGTACTGTAACCGTCATTGATCCAATGGCTCAAACAGACAGATTAACAGAACTTCAAACACAATTATACGATATCAATAAAATTATAACTGCACGTATTAACGGTGATACTCATACATTAACCATTAATAATAAGACCTTAATGAAAGAAGATCTTAATACTTTAATTAACCTCAAAAACAGTATCACTAAACAGGTAAATGACCTGAAACGTAAACTAACTAAAGGCAATACAGGCTTTTTTAAAAGTACTATTCATTGCCGCTAATAACAGGAGATCACAAGGATGTGGCCTTTTAATAAACGGCAAATTGAACAACAGCCTGAACTACCGAAGAAACAAACCCATCAGGCACGTAGGCACCAAGTACCGAATACAGAGTTTAAAGCTAATACACGTTCACTAACCGGATTACCCAACAAGATTTTAGGATCATACGGTACTGGTGTTCAGAACGTAAACATCAATGCAGTACTACGGCAGTCATTAACCGGGTTACGTGATGCCAGTAGATCACTTGTACTACAGAATCCGTATGCACGTCAGTACGTGAACCTGTCAGCGGGTACTGTAGCTGGTGCAGATGGTATCACCGTTCGACCTTCACCGATTGGCCTCGATGGTAGTACTGATCATGTACTGGCGGATCAGCTTGATAAGTTGTTCTACCAGTGGGCATTAGACGCAAACAGATTCAGTGCTGACGGTACTATCAGCTTTGATACCTTCCAGGCTCTTGTAGAGCGTTCCAGAGCTACAGATGGTGAATGTTTCGTTCGACTACATAACGATGGGGATGAACTACAGGTATCTATCATCGATGCTGCACGTATCCCCAGTACTAAGAACGAACTTCTAAAAGATGGATCATTCATCAGTAACGGCATCGAACGCGACAAGAATCGTAGAGTGATTGCCTATCACGTGGCAGACGTTCACCCATTGAATTACACGATTCAGACGAACAGTACTCAACGTGTACCAGCCAGTGAAGTACTTCATTATTTCATTCCAGAGTTCGCAGGCGGTCAAGAACGCGGATTCCCTGATTGTATTGCTGTAATCAAAACTCTTGATGATTTCAACAGCTACAACGAAGCGACAATAGTACAGAAGAAGATCGCCAGTTCTGCTATGGGTTTTATTACTAACACAGACAGTAATCATGAAGAACTCTTAGACGGTGAAAATCCAGAACGTGAATTTGTAGAGTACTTTGAACCTGGCAGTATCAAAGAACTTGCCCCCGGTCAGCAGATCCAGACTCTAAACCCACAGGCAGGTACAGACAAGATTACCGAATTCTACGACGCTTGTTTAACTACTATCAGTACTGGTCTGGGGATTCCTAAGCAATCACTAATTTCTGATACAAGTTCTGCAAGTTATTCAGCAAGTAAATTAGCTGATCGTATGTCACGTGAAGGATTCAAAACACGTTCTAATCTATTAATCAGTAAAGTACTTAAACCTATCTACCGTGAATTTATTAAACGGGTGATGGTATCTGAACTTAATAATCTAAGTTTCACCAATTTTGAAAATATCTCTAATTGTACCTTTATTACTGTGAAACAAATAAGTTTAGATCCGCTTAAAGATGCACAGTACGAGCAAGTACTGCAAACACTTGGTGTAAAAAGTAAATCTCAAATTATCCGTGATTTAGGCATGGAGCCACAACACGTATTTGAAGAGCTTAAACGAGAAGCGGAGATAAATATAACAGAAGATACAAACGAACAAGGAAGTTCAAATAATGAAATTCAACAAAAACCAGAAACGGGAGATGACGTTAACGAGTGACGTACTTTCCGATACAGACAATCGTACTGTATCCCTTGCATTCAGTTCTGAAAATCCAGTTGTACGTACTATCGGTGGTCAGGAATATAACGAAATCCTTCTACATAACCCTGAAAACGTTAATTTAGAACGTCTGCAAAACAAAGCCGCATTACTTTTTAATCATGATTTTGATAACCATATTGGCGTAATTGAATCTGCCAGTATCGATTCTGACCATATTGGGCGTGCATTAGTACGTTTTAGCTCAGTGGGTATTGGTGCTGAAAAGTTTGAAATGGTACGTGAAGGTACTTTAAGCAAAGTTTCAGTTGGTTATTCTATTCTCGATTACCTAATTGAAGGGGATAACCTTCTTATTACTCAATGGGAACCCTACGAAATCAGCATGGTATCAGTACCAGCAGACGATTTTGTAGGTGTAGGTCGTTCACTTGAACAGGATGAAGAAGAACAAACGGAGGAAAGAGTAAATGAATCAGAACACGATCAAACAGCTACTGAAAGTACTGATGTTGGTACTGAATCTACTACCGAAGAAATTCAACCTACCGAAGAAGCCGAAGAAGTAGAACAAGTACCCGAAACAGATTCAATAAATAATACAGAACAATCAGATTCAAGTACCGATTCTAATTCTGAACCAGAACAGGAAGTTCAACCAGAAGAAGAACCGAAAGATGAATTTGAGGAAGAAACACGAATTGCAGAACTAAAGGCAATTTCTCGTACTTTCAATATTAACGCTGAAATTACTAATTCAGCAATCAGTACTGGCTTAAGCATTGACGCTTTTAAACGCCAGGTTATGAACAAACAAACTATTATCAAGGAAGATAAACAAATGGAATTTTCTCTTAATTCTCTAATCCGTGGCATGTTAGATGGCGAAGTAAAAGCAAATGGTAAACGCGGTGTTGTGATTAAAAATACCGATTTCGTTCGTGCTGGTGTTAATACTACCAATGCAAAAGATGTAATTCACACTGATGTACTCTACGGTTCATTCATTGACGTACTACGTGCTGAATCAGTACTAAATAATTTCCCAGTACAAATGTATACAGGGCTAACCTCTGAAATTGCACTACCAAAACTATCTGGTGATTTCACTTCTGCTTTTGGTTTTATTTCTGAAAACGGTGTATCACCAGAAGTTGACGCTAATTTCGAATCAGTACTGATGAAGCCTAAAACCTTTACTGGTTCAGTACCACTATCCCGCAGCGTAGTTAAATCTTGTCCTCAGATTGAACAGATCGTTACTCAGGCCATTGTTGCAGGTTCTGCCGAACGTCTTGAAACCCTAATCATGCAAGGTATCGTTGCAGCAGCACAGGCAGCAGGTAAAGTACAAACCGTTGATGCATACGACTATGCAACTATCGTTGCTGCTCAAGGTGCTTTAGGTGATGAAGGTGTACCTTTCAGTTCTATCAGTGCTGTTATGAGTCCACAAACCAAAGCAACTCTACGTGCAACCCTACGTGGTACTAATACCGCAGCCGTTTATCTTTTCGATGATGGTGATCTATGCGGTGTTCCTGCTTATGACTCTAAAGTACTTGCAGGTCAGGACTTCATTATCCTCGGTGATATGTCAAAGATCGCTATCGGTCAGTGGGGCGATACACTTGAATTAGATCTTGATGATACCACTAACCGTAATCGCGGTTCTGTTATTGCACGTGTATGGGCAGATATTGATTTTGTACTTACTAATCCAGAAGCATTCCGTGTAATTAAACTGGCTTAATATTATGAGAACATTCAATTCAACTGATATGGATGTTCTGCTTAATAGTTTTGGTGAATCTTTAGTACTTAATAATGGCACTACTATTACTGCCATGTTTGAGCAATTAGAAGTTGATATAGCTACAACAGAAGGTTTAATTAAAACCACAGAAAATTATTTTACATGCCGCCGTGATCAAATCACTTATGATGATTCTTTTGTACTGAATAATGTTCAGTACGAAATTTATAACATCGTTGATGATTTGTCAGGCTTATGTAACGTTTACTACAGAGAGGTCTGATTACATGAATATTTCAATCATTAAAAATCATGTGTCAGACCTTTTTGTTTCTGTAGGACTTAAAGTACGTAAAGCTACCAAAGCAAATATTCAGACATCCAGTGATTACATACTGATGATCAGCAATGTAACCGAACAATACGAACAACTTGAATACAGTAACCGTCATTCTGTCATTTTAACTATGGATGTATTAGTTACATCACAGAGTGAAACAAAAGTACAAACAACAATGGATAAAGTGCATGAGGTACTATTCAATCCTGATTTAATTACTGGCCTATTAGATAAAGGCATAAATGTTAGTACTGTTAAATTACTTTCAGTAGTCGATGATAACGATCCAGATACAGCCATAAATACCATTATGACCACGTGCCAGATTACTTACATTGCACGTCCAACAAATAATGGAGAATAATAATGGCAGGGATAATGCTCGGCAACAGGACGTTGCTATCTTATAGTACTGATGTGAATAATACACAGCCTACCGCACAATTTATTAATATTGATAATCTGGCTGCTTTCCCAGAGGTCAAAATTAACAGTACGAATCAAACCATCGAAACATATGATCAGGAATATACCTCCATGATCTCTGGTGGATTGAAAATTAATAACATCAGCATTGTTGTACATTATGAGCCAACTAATATTGGTCATATGTTCCTCAGTAATGCTTATAGTACTAACAGAGTTTTTCAACTGAAATTCTCTTTGTATGAAAGTGCAACAAGTTTTCGCCAACATTACATCATACTGAATGGTCGTATTACTGCCTGGAAAGATGATGCAGACGTAAACAAGGTTTACGGGCGAACCTGGACATTCACACCAGATACAATCGTTCGTCAGGGATCGATAGACGAACCGCCAGTACTGTATACGGGCAATTTTGGTGTTGGTTCTGATGGAACAACCGTACCGCATTATGAATCAGATGCTGGTAACGCATTCATCAAAGTATCAGCTACCCGTACAGATAACCCTATCGGCGTTGATCTTCTGGGTGTTGGTCTGGTGGATGGTGGCGGTATTAGCAAAGCACAGATAGTACTATCAGAATCCAGTACGCCACGTATGTACATCAAGAACACTGATAGTAATGCATGGGATCAAGT